CACTCCAAATCAGCGCGGCTCGTCGCCTTCGATCCGTAGTCGGTGCCGTAGCGGACGAACACCCAATGCGCGTTGAACGACGTGATAACGCCTTCTTCGAGCTTGCCGCCCGGATAGCGATTGCCGGTGTAGACGACTTCGCGACCAATATCGGATTGCGTCGGCTCAATCATCTCGGCATCCTCCCCCTCGCCCCGGCGAGCCAGCGCACGTCGCGCAGCACGAACGGCGCGAAATGGCGCGGCATGGGAATGTGATCGACCTTTACCGTGACGCTGCTCAATGAAGCGGTGAGGTAGTTGCGCGTGCGCTTGATTGAGCCGCCACCGAGCACGCCGTCCTGGCGGTAGAACACGCCGACCTCGACGTTGGCCGGCAGCGGCGGGAGCGGCAAGACTGCACGATCCGGCGGATCGAACGCGAACAAGAGCGCGATCGGGATGGCCTCCGGCAACAGCCGATGCGCGACACGGACGGCGGCGTTGGCGCCAGCCGAATGGCCAACGAACACGAGATGGCAGCGCCATGCGAACGAACGCGCGTATTCGGCCATCGCGTCATCGGCGTCGTGCGTGAACGACTGCACATGCACACGCGGCTCGGCGCGGAGCTTGGCCGCGAGATCGCCCATGCCCGACGGATCGAATGGCAGGATTCCGCCGCCGAGGCCGAAGATGAGGAGCGCGGTGACGCAGTTCATAGCAGCCGCTCTTTCTCGGCGAGAACCGCGTAATCAGCGGCAATCGATTCCATCACGGCGAGCCGATAGTCCGCATCGTCCTGCTTCATGCGGCCATTGGCGACGAAACGCGGATAGACACGCCTGCGCATTGCGATCTCGCGCTTGATCTCGGTGAGTTTTTCGGCGGCCGTGTGCGGCGTCATTGCTTCGTCCTCTCGCTCTCGTGCATGTGCTTCGCACACCAGTTCTTGCGATTGACCGGCGGAAACACGCCATGCATCGATTGCTGCATGCCTTCCTGCATCCCCTGCGGGCCGAGGCGCGCGGTGGGCCGCATGATGACCTGTGCGGTCGGCGGGTTGGCGTGACACTCGCCGACTTCGCCTTTATCGGGAGCTTGCCAGTGGACGCAGGTGCTGCATGTGCGCGTGATCATTTCTTCCTCGCCAGTTCCGCGCGCTTGGCATTCGCGCGCTGCAAAATCTGCGTCCAGTGGTGCTTGTCGTTCTCGTCCTCCGGCCAGAGGATTTTTGCCCGCAGCGCTTTGCCCGCATTCCATGCGTTCTTGATCATGTCGGGATCGTCGGCTTCGGCGAGCATCGAATCCCAAAGCTCGGAGTAATCCTCTGCGCTCGGCACGGGATCTTCGGATCGGTCACCTGCCCCGGCCTGGGCAGTCCTGGTCTCGCGGGCCTGTGCCGCAGGACTTTTGGCCGGGGCAGGCGCCTCGCCCGCGGGCTCCTTTGCGGAGGGTTGTCCGCGGGTAGCGGGTTGGGGCGTGCCGCCGCGCGCCCACTCGGCGAGAGCGGCGCCGGCAGTTTCGGCGAGCGGCTTGTCAAGCGGGATGGCGCTACGGTGCTGCTGTTGCAGCTTGATTGGAATCGGCACGCCGGGGTTTTCCGGCGTCAGCACGAACGAAAGCGTCATCTCGTACATGAAGCGCTTCTCGCAGATCGGCACCCAGCGCTCGACCGGCTTCATGTCCTTCGGCTGCACGATCACCGTGCGCTCGCGCCCGCGATCATCCTTCACCTTCTCGATCCTGATCTTCTCGTCGGCGCGCATGCACAGGATCAGGTGCGCGCGGCATTGCAGGAGGCGGGACACGAATTTCTTGTGGCGCGTCTTGGGCTCGCGCCACGCACCGATCGAGGCGCGGTCGGCCTGCTTGGCTTCGTCGAATGGACCCCAGTTCGGATTGTGATTGGCGCGCGCCTTCTCGATGGCTTCGCGCACCGCGAGATCGTGCATCTCGTGCAGGCCGCCTTCGCCTTCGTACTCATGCGAGCAGGAATCCACCACGATGACCTCGAATCCTGCCTCGTCGGCGGCACGGATCGCTTCGGCATAGGCTTCGGGCGTAAACGGCGGCTTCAGGTCGCCGTGCTGAAAGCCAAAGCGATCCGGCCCCGGCTGTTCATTCGGTGCCGGTGCATAGTGCTTGGCGCGTCCTGCTTCGGTGTCGATCACCGCGATCTTGCTGTCGTCGCCGCCGGCGAGGCCACGCGCGAGCTTGAGCGCGCTCAGCGTCTTGCCGCTTCCCGACGCGCCGGCGAGCGCGATCAGCAGCGACACGCGGTCCCGCACGGCGGGGGCGAAGGCAAATTTCGTGGCAGGCGCGTTCATACGGCAGCTTCCTCAGTTACCGGCACGCCAATTACGATCTCATTCGGCTTTATCAATCTGAGGCTGATTCCGTCCCACGCAAAAACAGGACATTGTTTCATGTCAGCCAAAGTTTGAAGCAAAGGATCACCATGCCGACATACGGTGAGAACGGCTCCCGTCGCATCCCATCCAATATTTTCTAGGTAGCGACGAAGCTGCTGCCGGATCATTTTGCTTGGTGATTGCATCACCCCACCTCCGCCGGCCGCACGAGCTCGCCCACGCCCCAATTGCCGCTGCGCTCGGCTTCCTGCACCTCGCGATCCAGCCATTTCGTCTCGGCGAAGCTCGGATATTCCGGCCGCAGCAGTTCGCGCGGATAGCCGGGCCACGAGTTGCGCGTCAGGCATTCGTTCCAGAGCGCCATCGCGTATTCGAGCCGACGGCGCCCCATGGTCAGCACCGCCTCGGTAATCTCGCTCACCGTCAGCGCGTAGGGCGGCTCGGCCTCTTGCAGGACATAGCGGAAGCGGCGCCGGCCACGGTTCTCCGGGTCGAGCGCATCAAGCCCGCGCTCGTGCATGGCCGCCTGAATATCCCAGCCGCCGTCGAACAGCCGATTGCTCACGGCCTGCGGCGCGGCGCTCGTGCTCGTGGTCTTGTAGTCCCAGCAGAGCGCCAGGCTCTCCATCCAGTCGATCATGGTCCGGCAATAGAATCCCGCTGGCTCCTGCCACACGAGCACCACCTCGCCGTGGCCCTCGCGGAAGGCGTCGGCATGGCCGCGTTCGATCAGTTGCGTGCGCGCGGCCTTTTCCATGGCGAGCCCGGTTTCGTAGTGCTTGGCGAGCACGCCGAGCTTGCCTTCGGCCGCCGCTTGTTCGCGCGCTTCTTTCGCCGCCTTGGTGCGCCAGTCGTCCGCCTCGATCACGGCCAGTTCCTTGCCGCGGCCGATCAGCAGCCGATGCGCGATGTTGCCGATGTCGTACTTGGTGGCGTCGTCCGGATCAAAATCCGGATTGAGCCGCGGATGCGCGAGCCGCGCGTGCGCCGGCGAGCGGTCGATCAGGAGTTTGCCGATCGACTGCGTGAAGCTCGGCGAAGGACAAGGATCGGCGAAATAATCCGCCGCCGCGATGTCGAGGTGGATGCCGGGCCGGAGTGTGGTTGCCGCCTTGCTCACCGCACGCTCCCTTCGTCGTGCACGTGGGCGCCCGCCGGTCTTTCATCCGCATACAGCTCCTGCGCGTCCGCTTCGTCGTTCGGCGCGCTCCCCGCCTCGCCGCGCAATTCCTCGATGTCCTTGCGAATTTGCTCCTCCAGCGCCGACAGATCGACGCGGCGGCGCGGCGGGATATTCGGCACATGCGGCACCGGATCGGCGAGATTGTTCGCCATCACCTCGGCGGCCAGCTCGTTCATCAATGTGATGATCGCGTCGCTCTTGGTCACGATCCGCGTGTTGGCGTATTGCAGCCGGCGGGCGATGTCCTCTGCCGCTGCGCATTGCTGCTCGGCGGCGTGGCGGGCGCGGCGTTCGGTCTCCAGGTCTTGTTGGAGACCTGCGACTTCTGCCAACAGTTCGGCGTTGCGCTGGCGCGTCTCGTACATGTCACGGATCACCCGTTCCGCATCGGTATCGCGCGGAACCGGCGCCGGCGCGGCGGGCGGCATCACGGCCTGCTTGCCCGCTGGCTGGCTGCGGCTGCGGCTGAATACGCCGGAAAGATTTGCCATGATCGCCTCCCTATCGGTTTGCCGTCCGCATCGACGCCGCGAACCTCGCGAGCTGATCGGCGAGATCGCCCATTGCCGTCTGGATGCGGTACATTTCCTGTTCGTGCCGCCCGCGTTCGGCGAGCAGATCGCGCTCCAGAATGTCGAGCACGCGCGCCGAGCGCTCGACGACCTCCACGGCTTTCATGTTCAGGACCTCCGGGATGGGTGCGAAGCCGAACAGGTCGGCGGTGGCCGGAAGGGGAAAGAGGTCGATCACGTCTGCGCTCATAATTGTTGCTCCGCTTGGGAGAGGGCCACGGGCGGGAATGCGGCAATGATGTCCTGGCGCTGCCGCTCGCGTTCCTTTTTGCTGGCAGCGGCGGCGGCGGCGGCGGAGACGGCGGCGGCGGCGTCGGCGGCGGCGGCGGCGGAGACGGCGGCGTAGGTGGCGGTGTAGGCGGCGGCGTCGGCGGCGGCGGCGGCGGCGGCGGCGGCGTAGGCGGCGTTCAGATCAACGCTGTCATCCCCAGCGCACCATTTTTCAATGGCCGCGATGCATTTGTGTACTCGCTGGTCTTTCGTGGATGCAGACACACGTTTGATGGCTGGCAGCACGGCGCCCGCGATCACCGCACGGCGCACGGCGATGTCCGGCCAATCGAGCACGCGAACGCACCACATCGCGTCTGCGGCATCGTTGATCGTGGCGATGTCGCCGAGCGATACCACGCGGTCAGGATCGTATATGCCTTTGTAGCCAAGGCCAGCGAGCAATTTCTTCCAACCATCCTTGCATGGGTGCTTGGCGCGGATCGAGGCGAGCGTCATGATGGGGTTGAACGCAGGCGGGTTCTCAATCTGGGCCATCATGCAGCCCCTGTCCGCGCTCATGCCGCCTGCTCCATCTCTTTGGCGATCCGTTTTTGGATGCCGATCAGGGTGAGATGAAAATCGAGCGCGCAGGCGTCGCCGAAGCGGGCAGTCGATTCGCCGCTATCGACGAGCCGTTGCCAGCGCTGGAAGTTTTCGGTCCATTTTTCGAGTTGCTGCCCGAGGAACTTCCGCCGTTCATGGCGCGGCAAGATTTCCAAGTGTTCGTCGATCCGCTTCAGCAGGTCGCCGGAATAATCGCGTTGCATAGGCCCCTCCGCATCAGGAGGCCCCCTTATAATCCATGTGACATGGATAAACAAGCCCACTTATCCACCGGGCATGGATGGCCGATCGGCCGGATAGCAATTTCCTGCTTCCTGCCGTGGCGGAAAATGCGATAGCCTGCCGTACTTCGAGTAGCGAGTTTGGAGGGTTGGGCAATGCAGGATACGGCTTTAAGGCTCGTCCCAAATGACGAAGCCCACCTGAAGCGCTTGGCAAATCAGGTACTTGTGCAATTACCAGAAGATCGCGAGCAGGCGTTGCGCATCCTTGGCTATGTGCGCTGGCTTGTGGAGAATTTCATCCACGGCGATTTACCCACAGAAAAATAATCGATCGCCGCCGCCCCCGGGCTATTTGCTATTAGCCGCTTGATATCGCTGGATTTTTAGCGCCAGCGAATGCGGCAAGCTATGCAAGCTGCCGAAATAAATCCAATCGAGCGAAATTCCGGTCGCCTGGCAGATTTTTAGCGCCTCGTCGAGCGAAATGCGGTTGAGCGCTTCCTCGTAATTGTTCCACGTGGACGGACGGATTCCTACGCGCCGCGCCCATTCCGCCTGATTGTCAACGCCATCCATCAAGGCAAGCCGGGTCAACCGCAGCCGCGCGGCAATCGCCCGTTTTGTAGTTTGTTCACCCGCCCCCGCGCCCATCATTACGGCCACTTGTCGCAAAGCGAGGAAGGCGGCGCTATCCACATGTGACGCCTCTTGAGTTCTCCACGCAGCATGGATAAATTGCGCGGCATGGAAATGCGCGCGCTGAAAACCGTCGCTGAAGTGATCGAGAAATGCGGGGGATTGACCGCAGTGGCCCGGCTGACCGGCCGGAAAGATTTGCGATCGGCGTGGAATTGGAAGGCAAATGGGAGATTCCCGCCCAATACCTTCCTCGTGCTCACCAACGCGCTCATGGAACGCAACTACACCGCCCCACCGGCCTTGTGGGGCATCCCGAGCGCCGCACCTTCCGGGAACCCTAGGCCAGTTCGGAACGGGAAACAACCGCGGCGGGGCCGAAAGCGGAACGGGAGGCGGCGGTGAGTTTCATTGATTCCGCAAGGGAAAATAGACCAGCGCCCATGCGCGCCGATCCGTCGCCCCGCGCATCGCGCTCAATCCGGCGCGTCTTCACGCGGTCCGATCAGCAAAATCGCCCACAGAGCGCCGATTACGGTCAGGGCGCCTGCAATATACGCGGCCACAATCCAGCCCATTGGTTCAGTCTATCGCCGATTGTGCCGCTTTACCAGCGTTACCCGGATAAGAGGAGGCAGACATGAGCGAGCTTGGCCACAACTCGGTCGCCCGCGGCCAACTCCGTGCATTTGTCGGCCGGATCGAGCGGCTTGAGGAAGAAAAGGCGTTTATCGCCCAGGACATTCGCGAGGTCTACGGCGAGGCCAAGGCGGCCGGCTTCGACGTGAAGGCCCTGCGCGCAGTGATCCGCCTGCGCAAGCGGGACAAGCAAGAGCTCGCAGAACACGAGGCGCTGGTCGATTCCTATCGCCATGCGCTCGGCGATCTCGACGGGACCCCGCTCGGCAAAGCGGCGATTGCGCGCGATGTCGGCGTCCGGCCCATCGGCAATCTTGCTGGTGAGATCGTCTCCGATCTCTCCGACCCGCCCTTCGCTGTGCCGCCGGATGAACCGGCGGGAACCTGATTTCCGCAACAACCACAGGGGGTTATGATGAAACGTCTGCTTCTTGCGACCGCCGCCGTGGCACTCGCCATGCCGGCCTTTGCTGCCGACGTACCCGAGACGCGCACCACGCGCACGGCTACGGCCATATTCGATTGGAGCGGCTTCTATGCCGGCGCGCATGCGGGCTATGCCTGGGGCGAGGCCAGGGGCTCGATCTCGCCATTCGGTTTTGGCCCATTCGCTTATTCGCCCGACCCCGATGGCTGGTTCTATGGGCTGCATGCCGGTGCGCAGAGGCAGCTCGGCACGCTCGTCCTCGGCGTCGATGGGTCGATCTCCAAGGCCAACATCAAAGGTTCGTCGGGCGTAACCGGCCCTGGTGGGGCAATCGCCGGGCTCTCGACCAGTTATGATGTCGCCTGGCTGGCGATGGCCGAGGTTAAGGCTGGTTTTGCTTGGGGTGCTTGGCTACCGCACCTCACCGCCGGCGGCGCTTGTGGCCTTGGCAATGCGACGGCGGCCTTCGGCGCGACTTCGGTCGGCTCGTCCGATACCTGGCACTGCGGCTGGACTGCGGGCGCTGGGCTCGATTGGGCCATCGCCAGCAACCTGATCTTGAACGTCGGCTACCGCTACGTCGATCTCGGCTCCGCGCAGGTGAGCTTCCCGATCAGCGGCGGCGTTGGCGTGAGCGTGCCGGTCGATCTCAAGGCGCACATGATCAGGGGCGGAGCCTCGCTGAAATTCTGAGAATGCACCATCCGGGCGGCGCCTGACTCGCCGCGCTGCCCGGCAATTCGTGGGGTTGGGTGATGGCGTATAGACCGAAGGTCCGGCCGCTCGGGCCGGCATGTCGCGAGGCGTTGCGTGATGGTGTGCTGCGGCGGTGCGCTGGCGAATCCATATGGCATGGGGCGCCGAAGCGCACCTATCACAACGCGATCGGTTTTCGGCTTCAGGACCGCGGGCTGATGCGGCCCGATCTCGAGGCTGATCCGGCTGGCCGCGTGCTCGTGCGCACCGAAGCCGGCGATGAGGAGGCCGCCAAGCTGTAGTTCGTTGCGTCGCGTTGGAAGCGAAATGAGGTCACGGATGCGACGTGCCGAGCAGGCAATTCAGAAAGCTGTATTCGATCATTTGAAGATGCGCGCAGCGCCCGGCGTGTTTGCCTTTCATCCTGCGAATGGCGGCTGGCGCAGCCCGATCGAAGCGAAGATTCTCGTCGGTCAAGGTGTGCGAGCGGGTGTGCCGGATGTCATCGCCGTGCGCGCCGGACAGTTCTATGCGCTCGAACTGAAGGCCGAGCACGGCAAGTTATCAAATAGTCAGAAGTCCGCGCACGAGGCGCTCGCGGCCGCCGGCGCCATCGTCGGCACGGCCTACGGCCTCGACCAGGCGCTGAATTGGCTGGAGGTTCATGGGCTTTTGAAAGGGAGGGCGGCGTAGATGCTGGCGCACTCATACCCCGACACGGTTCAACTCTTTCGCCCGCTCGTAGGCCGATCGCTTCACGCCAATAGTGCCGTCGCTGTCGATCGCGCCGGCCAGATAAGCAAGTTCGGTTTCCATGCCGCATGCCCCACTCGCGAGGTGGCATGATCATGAGCTTATTCGCGAGCCCGCGGAAGGGGGTGGTTCGAGATGCGGTCTATCAGAATCCTCAAGGGAGACGTTTTCGACGCGCTGGCCGATTTGCCGGACGATCATTTCGATTGTGTCGTGACGTCTCCCCCGTAACGTACTGGGGCCTGCGCGACTACGGCGTGGCTGGGCAGATCGGCCTTGAGCCGTCGCTCGGCGAGCATCTCGACGTCATGGTGCGGGTGTTCCGCGAGGTGCGCCGCGTGCTCAAGCCGACGGGCACGCTCTGGCTGAATTACGGGGACTGCTACGCGACGAGCCCGAACGGGCGCTCTGCGGCCGATACGAAAGCAGCCGGCAACGATGACCGCACGTTTCGCGACAAGCCTTTCTCGACGGTGGGGCCTGTGCTCGCCCATTCCAAGGCCGATGCAATACGCGCAACTAATGGGAAGGAAAGATACCTGCCAGGCCACGACGCTCGCGTCGTGGCGGGCGGCTTTCTCAAGCCGAAAGACCTTTGCATGGTGTCGAACCGCCTCGCCATTGCGTTGCAAGATGATGGCTGGTGGGTACGTTCAGAAATCATCTGGCACAAGCCGAACCCGATGCCGGAGTCGATCACCGACCGGCCGACGTCATCGCATGAGAAAATATGGCTACTCACCAAGGCGGAGCGATATTTCTACGATGCAGGGGCAATCCGCGAAGCTGTTTCGGTTCCCGGTTGGGATGACGGATCGCGCGTATTCGGCGGTAACAAGCACGGCGCGAACGCAAAGCAGCAGCGCACGACCGGCCGTCGCGCCTATCGCGCCAAAGATAGGGATGAAACGGCGAGGCCTCCGAACAGCCGCCCGCACAGTCTCGGCGCCTTCGAGGCTAAGAATGATCGAAACTACCAAGGGCGCAATTCGCGCAACGTCTGGACGATCATGCCGCAACCGTTCCCCGAAGCCCACTTTGCGACCTTCCCGCCCGAGCTCGTCGAGCGCTGCCTGAAAGCCGGATGCCCGAAGGGCGGACATGTGCTCGATCCATTCGGCGGCTCCGGTACCACGGCGCTCGTTGCCGATGGGCTCGGTATGGACTGCACACTGATCGAATTGAATGGCGCCTATGTCGAGATCGCGCGCAAGCGGCTCAGCGACATGTTCCGGCGCGTCGAGATCGCCGAGGTATGTGCATGACCGCCCCGCGCCGCATCGTCGCCCGCGTCTCGGATCATGCGCTCGTCAGGTATCTTGAGCGCGTCAAGGGCTTCGACATGGCCGCGCTGCGCGCCGAGATTCTGACGCCCGGCGTTGTTGCCGCGATCGAGGCCGGCGCTCGCACCATCAAGCTTGGCGACGTCAAGTTTCCAGTCAACGATGGCGTGATCTGCACCGTGCTCGCGAACAGCCAGCGCGCGAAGCGCCGTGATCGCAAGCAGCGGTTTGTGCTCGATCGGGTGGGATTATGAGTCGTTGGTTCCGATATTACGATGAAGCGCTCAACGATCCGAAGGTGCAGACGCTGCCCGGAGAGTTGTTCAAGACATGGGTGAACCTCCTCTCAGTCGCGTCGAAATACAACGGTAAGCTTCCCGTTATCTCCGAGTTGTCCTACCTGCTGCGCCGGAGATCGGACCACCTTCAACGCGATCTTAACACCCTAGTTGAGCGCGGTTTATTCGACCTAGTTGGCGACCACTTGGAACCGCATAACTGGCAGCGCCGACAATACAAATCCGACAATTCGACCGCTCGTGTGCAACAGCATAGAGCCGAGAAAAGAAACGTTTCATGTAACGACGATGAAACGTCCACAGAGACAGATACAGAGTCAGAGACAGAACAGAACAGAACAGAGAAGGGTGGCGCTAACGCGCCACTACGGCGGCGAGCCGACCACCTTCCTGATGAGCCTAAGCAGGCAATGGACGCCTACAACCTCATTGCCGAGCGCGTCGGCTGGGAAATTGCTCAGCGATTGCCCGGCGTTCGGAGGCAAAAACTCAGAGCCCGATTGGCTGAATGCGGCGGAATCGAAGGCTGGAAAGCGGCAATGGCCAGAGCTGGCCAGTCGGATTTTCTTACCGGCAAGATCCCCAAGAACGACGAGCATGCGCACTGGCGCCCGACGCTCGATTTCTTCTTGCAGCCCAAGAGTTTCACGCGATTGATGGAAGGTAGCTATGACAACCGTCCCCGCACGAACGGACAGCACCGCACTGGCCTCGCCGCTGCGCTCGATCAGGCCCGCGAGTACGCTCGAGGTGGCGATTTTGCAGACACTGCCGTTCCCGAAGATGGACGGCCGCCAGGCCGCTGACGCCGCCGCGAAGCTGATCGGCTGCTATCCGAGCGGGAAGCCGGCCGACCCACAGACCTACGTGGCGGCCGTGACTGCGGTACTCGCCGATTACCCGGCCGAGATCGTGCGGCACGTGACAGACCCGCGCACCGGCCTGCCGCGGCACTGCAAATTCCTCCCGACGATTGCCGAGCTTGCCGACGCGCTCGAAGTCGAGATGGTGCCGTATCGCCGGCAATGGCGTGAGGAACGCGAGCGCAAGGAACGCGCACGCGAGCGTGAAATCGCTGCCCGCGCATTGCCCGATGCACAAGCCGAGCGGCGGGTGGTCGACGGCTTGAACAAACTCGCTAACGAATTGAAAGCGGCGCCCGATCCTGTGCCGCCGAAACGCCGCGTGCGCGAGCCGACAATGCCGCACGTGAGCGATTATGGCGCTCGCGTGCTCGCCGACATCGCAGCGCGCAAAGAGCGCAACACCGAGGAGCGAACGGAATCCGAATGACCGACGTGCCTTCGCTCTACGGCTCCGCCGCTGACCCGGTTGAACTTGTGGAGGTGCTGCGCCGGCGGAAGCAGGAACTGCAGATCACCGATCAGGAGCTTGACCGCATCGCGGGATTGACCAGCGGGCATTCAGGCAAGCTGCTTGGTGCGGCGCGGGTAAAGCGGTTCGGGGAGCTGTCGCTGTTTCTGATGCTGGGCGCGCTCGGGCTACGATTGGCCGTCGTTATTGATGAAAACGCGTCAAGGAAATTCAGCGGACAGGCCGAACAAAGTGTGCAGTCGTCGCGTATGCTTGCCCGCGCAACCAAAAGACGGTATTCGGTCGGTCCGCTCAGCCGCAAAGTGATTCATCGTGCGCTCGTCACTGCCGGCCGCAGGGCGGCGCGGCTTGGCGGAATCGCGCGCGCTGCGAGATTGTCGCCCGCGCGCCGGGCGCAGATTGCTCGCCGTGCCGCTCGTGCCAGGTGGGCACGGTGGCGGATTGCGCGGCGTGCGGCGAAGGCGCGCGGCACGGAAGAAGATCACCGCCGCAGCAAGCGGCGCCAATGGCGCGCGAGATGCTTCCGGCGGGTAGCGGCGACATCGATGCCCTCGGCCTCGGCCCAGTAGCGCACGAGCTGGCGCGAGGTGCGGGCGAGTTCGGCGACCTCGGCGAGCGTGGCGAGGCCGGCGGAGAGGAGCGCGAGGGCCGCGCGGCGCTCCGGGTCCGTGCTATGCTGCTTCGTCGTCATGGCTTGATCCTTTCGGGTCTCCGGCTATGGCGGCACGGGCCGGGGGCTGCAATCCCCGGCCCACATGCTTGCATCAGGCGCCGGGGAAAGCAGCCGCGATCGTTTCTGCGATGCGCATGCGTTCTTTCTCGTCGGGGTGTTCAACCCGAATGGTCGCGTTCGGACCAAAGTAGGGGAATTATATAGATGACTCCCTTTAGTCATTTGCCTTTGCCTTCTCGATTTTCCGGCGTTTCCGCTGCCGCTTCTTCGCGGGCTTCGATTTTGGCTTCGGGCGATAGCGCAAAACCTTATCGGCAATGGCGTCGAGAACCTTGGGTGTTTTCATCGGGCGCTTTTCCTTAGGATCGATTTCAGCCGAAACGCTTTCCAGCCATCACGCCGATCCCGCTTGGAGAGAATTGGCTTCTTTGTCCCGGCCGGGATGCGTATGCCCGATGGCGTTTCCAGTCCCCAGAAGGTCCGCAGAGACGGCACAACATTTTTCATCGGCATGAACCCCTTAATCAGCGGGCGCGTATTCGGATGCAGTGCGAGCGTCAACGCTCCCAGCACCGCCGCAAAGATGGCACCTGCGTTCGATCATCGCGTTTCGGCACGCAGGGCACTCAAAAGCGCCACCCTTGAGTGCGGCATCCTCGACGGCTTGCAGTCGCTCGATTTCGTCGGCGGTCTCGCCAAAGCCCTTCTCGCGAAGAAAGGCTAGGTCTTCTGCCGTGTGGCGTCCGTTCATATGCTCCTCCCCTAGTGCGTCAATGCTTTGTAGGTGAGCCGCTTGCCGGCAACGCGCGACACAAAGCTGTCGAGCCGTTCCATCGTGTGCCGCGCCACATTGCCGTCATTGAGTCGGAACGCGAACTCATCGACGTAGCGGCCAAGGTGCTTCGGGCTGGCGTGGTGATAGACGCCGATCAGGCCGCGCTTCATGACCGCAAAAACAGATTCGATGCTATTCGTGGTCACGCCATCGCGGACGTATTCGCCTTCGCTATGGTTGACGCTTTCGTGCTCGAAGAACAGCCCGCCCATCGCGTGATAAACGCCAGCTTCGTCGGTGTGAAGCGCCGTGCCTACTTCTACGTTTTGCACGATCACATCTTGGACCGTCTGCGCGTCCGTACTTTCGATCTTTACGGCCTTCGTGCGCCCACCCTTGCCGCGCTCCCTCATGCCCAGAACGGCGGTTTTACCAACCGTGCCGCGCCCCGCTTTCAGCTTTTTGCTTTCGTGCTTGTTGGCCTCGGTGCCGCCGACATAGGTTTCGTCAATTTCGACCAGACCTTGCAGTTTGTCCAAGTCTTTGCCGCACGCTTCACGCAGACGGTGCAGCATGAACCACGCGGACTTTTGCGTGACGCCGATCTCTTTGGAAAGTTGCAGGCTGGAAATGCCTTTGCGGGCCGTAACCAGCAGATACATTGCGTAAATCCACTTGTGCAGCGGAATGTGCGACCGCTCGAAGATGGTGCCGGTGCGGACGGTGAAATCCTCCCGACACTGGTTGCAGCGGTAGAAGCCGCCCTTGCGGGCCGTCACCCGCTCGCCAAAGGAACAGACAGGACAGCGCGGCCCATTGGGCCAGAGCCGCGCTTCCAGATAGGTTCGCGCTGTCTCCGCATCGGGAAACAGCGCGAACAGTTCAAAGGTCGAAATGGTGCTTTTAGACATCTAAGCCGCCATCGTCTTACGCGCCTCAAGAGCTTTACGCTTATTTGCGTCGCGTCGCCGTTCCCACTTCTTTCTCTCTTTGAGACTTGTGGCCTGTCCCGCCATGAAGGCGGCGTGAGCGGCGCTTCTCTCATACGATGCAGCGAGGATGGAGGTGCGCTCGTTATGGGCCTTCTTCAGGCTTTCCATCGTCTTTCTCCCAAAGGCCGTGGATCGGCCTATAAGGTCAATGTAGATGACTCCCTAGCCCCTGTCAAGGGAGTAAGGTAATAATTCCCCAAAGTAGATGCCCTGCGGATTGCAGGCGTACAGCGCAACGCATGTGATCTTGCCTTTCGGATCGCGATAGACGCGCGGCGGAGTGAGGATCAGCGGTTTCGTCATCGTTCGGGTCTCCTATGGTGTTTGATCGCTGCAACGATCGCGGGAGCGAAGGCGCCCGAACATGCCCCGCGCGAGACGGGGCATGGGCTGGCGTCTCAGTCTTCCGCGCGGTAGCGTTGAGCCAACTCATTGCTGCCGCGCCATACGATCTTCGCGTCGCGTGGCCAGCGGCCCGCACCAAAGCGGGAGATATTGTCTTTTGAGCGTGTGACGAAGACTACAAAAAATTCGTCGCTGTCTCCGTAATACACTCCCCTGCACAGTTTGAGTGCTGTCTTGACGTCGGTGGAATGCGCGAGCACTTGATGCGAAGCGACCGAATAAACAACATACCGAAGGTCAGAAGCCGTCGAACGATTAGGGTGATTTGTCATCTTCGTGTCTCCGCCCCTGAAGTCAGGCGAGGCGCCCTGTCTTGATAATGCGAATATAGACGCCCGCAGTCTATTTGTCAAACGACAAAAGAGCATCGCGTCATCACGAATTGTTACATGAGGTGCGTTGCCGGGAGGCGAGCAGCACGGCACGTCATCCGCAATGGCGAACCGTCAGCAGATTACCCGCCCGTCGCCCGCGCTCATCGCCGCCCGCAAGCGGGAGATCGCCAAGCGCTACGCGCGCAAAGATAAGCGCTCGATCCCGCTCACATTCGCGGCCGTGCGGCTGTCGGAGCTCAATCGCTTATACCAATACCGCCACGGCCGCGAGCTGCCCGCCACCGACGACGGCCTGCAAGCCGCCCGCCTCGCCGTGCACCATATCGGCCGGCTCAGAGACGCCGCCCGCCGCATTGGTTCGTGGCTCGACTACTGGACTCCGTGGCTTGATCTCGCATCTCGCGAGCGCCTGATCCGTGACGCCACTGAGCATCCGCTGCGCTGGCGAGCCGACAAGATCGCATGGAAATTGCGCGTGACGGCTGGCGAGCGCCAGGCGCTCAATCTGCGCACCATTGGCGCGATCGACGAGACAAGGGCCGAGCGCCAAGCCAAGGCCCGCATCCTCAAGCGGGAGCGCGATCAAGCCCGGCGCAGAGCACAAGGCGTCAAGCCGCGGGCCGATTACGAGCGCAACGCTATCGCCAAGCAGGCACCATGGGAGGCCGTCGGCATCAGCCGCGCCACCTGGTACAGGCGCCGCCTGAGACTGTGAGACAAGTCCGCGCCACGCATATCATAGTATATATATGGAGCGCGGACCTGTCTCACATCCGCCGCACCAGCCAGTGCGTTGACCATGCGCCCGCCGCTCCCGCACCCTCCCACCATGTCCAACGACCTCACCCTAGACGAGCGCCCAGCAGGACCGCCGGCCGCCTCAATCGTTCGCGTTCCCACCAAGGATGGCGTCAAGGAGATCCGCGGCAGGCTGAAACGCGCCTTGGACCTCATGGTCTTCGGCGATCAAGAGACCATGACGCCAATCGAATGGAATGAAGCAGCTCAGCGCGTCGGCTTCTCCGTCCGCCGAATGAGATCAGCGCTCGAACGTCCGCACGTCCAGCGGTACATCAGGCAGCAAAAACAGGTGTTTCGAGCAAGCGCCAGCGCAGGAAACATTCTCGTCGCTAAGCAGATTCGCGACAAGAGCGCGAACGATAACGCGCGCATGAAGGCGATCGGCTATCTCGACGGCATCGCCGATCATGAGCAGAACGGCGCGGCTCGTCATGTGACGCCGGGCGTCGTTGTGCAGGTGAATGTCAGCTCGCGCGCGGATCGCCAGATAGACAATCTGGACGTGATCGAGGTTAACCCGCTGGGTGAGCAGCAGCCGGTGCGGAACGACGAGTAACGCACGGGCTTGTCTCGGCATGCAGGCATAGACTTCGCGGCCTCGGCATGCGTGCGAGTTCGGCGGCGTGCATGCCATCCCACCTCCGGGCGGGCGCGCGCGAGGTGGGGGTGGGGGCAAAAATGGCGCGCGATTCCGTGGCAGGTGATACCCCCGCGCGATTTTTCTGCTATACTTCGGGCCGGTCTGGAAATTTTTTTGGTTGGAAAAATCTTGGGGGAGTAGGCTGTCGGTGTCTCGCGGCGCAGGGATATTCAGATGAGCATCATCGGACGGAGTGCTGAGATGAACCGGATGATCGACATTCTGCTTGGTGTGGTCGTCTTCGGGGTGGTTCTCGTGTTTGCGGGGATCGCGGTCGAATTTTATAGGATCATCCCGGAGATCTGGGCGACGCAGCCGCTGTCGCTTCGGCTGGTCTGGATGGGGATCGTCATCATGTTGCTTGCGATGGGCGCGGTGGCGATGTTCATGCCGGGTCCGCGGCGGTTGGTGCCGCCATTTCCGCGCCGACCAGGACCAGGAAGTGATGAGGTGATCGGCCATGACGAACGCTGATCTGAGCGCTGCGCTGGATGCGTTTGAGAAGGAAGCTGGCCGGCCGCCGGATCGTGCGGAGCGGGCTGCGATTGCGGCGGGGCTGGGGAGGCGCGTCGAGCCGGATGCGGTGGCGTCGGTTGTGCCGTCGATTGCGGAGTTGCGGGAGCGGGCGGCGGTGCTGACGGCGGAGAAGAAGCGGAGGTACGGGTGATGCCGTTCAAGAAAACGAAGGGCGGGAAGTATCGGTCGCCGTCGGGGCGGACGTACACCGGGAAGCAGGTGAAGGCGTACTATGCGACGGGCGGCTTCAAGCGGGCGCCGCGCAAGGCGAAGGCGAGGAAGCGGTGAGCGACGCGCCGAAGGTCGTTTCGCTGCGCGGCGAGGAAATTCTGCCGCCGGGCGAGCCGCGGCCGAAGGTGATTGCGATGCTTGAAGATTATCTGGAGCGCGCCCGGTCGGGAGATATTTGCGCGGTGGCGATGGCGGTCAAGTTTTCCGATGGGGCAACGATGTTTCATTTCGAGGGAAACCTGGATAACGCGGTGATTGGCGCGGTCGAGCGGATGAAGATTGCTCTCGTCAAAGACTGACCTGGCAGTGCGTTGAGGCTGCGCGGCGGCGGGGCGACGGTTGCCGCATGGCCGATCCGGGAAAACGCAGGCATCAATCGCGCGAGCATAAGCTGGCGATCAGCCGCGCCCTGCGCGAAGCCTGGGTACGGCGCAAGGCCATGGAAATCGACGAGGGCGAGCGGGGGATTGACCTGCGGGCCCGCGACCGCCTGCTCGAGCGCCTGCGCGAAGTTCACGGGGAGCGGTACAAATGAGCGCGCCCGCCCGGGCCCTGCCGCAACTCCGCTTCACGCCCGAAGGGCAGAAGATTTACGAGCCGGACGGCGAGGTGCTCGGCCGGTTTCTCCTCGATCGCAGCCATGTGTCGATCATCCGCGGGCCGTGGGGCTCGGGCAAGACGCTCGCGGTCATCAACAAGATTTGGCAGATCGCGTGCGAGCAGGCGCGCTCGCCGCTCGACGGCCTGCGCAAGACGCGCTGGGGCGTGGTGCGGAATCATTATGGTGAGCTGCGCGATACGACGCTGAAGGACGTGATCGACTGGCTGCCGCCGGCCGAGTACGGCAACGATCTGAAGCTGTCGCGGCCGATGATCTATCACCTGCGGCTAGGAGATGTTTCCTGCGAATTGATTTTCATCGCGCTCGACGGGCCGGAGGACGTGCAGAAGCTGATGTCGACGCACTTCACCGGCTTCTGGTTTCACGAGATGCAGTTCACCGCCAAGCAGGTGTTCGACGACGCGGAAGGGCGCACGGGCCGCTATCCGCCGGTGCGCGACGGCGGGCCGACCTGGCACGGCATCCTCGGCGACATGAACGAGCCGGGCGAGGATCACTGGCTGGTGCGGATGACGCACGAGGTGCCGCTGCCGGTCGACATGACGCCGGAGGAGCGCGAGCGCTGGCACTGGCCGAAGGAGTGGGCGTACTTCGTGCAGCCGCCGGCGCTGATCGAGGTATTTCATGCCGATGGCAAGACGCTGCGCGGCTACCGCATCAATCCGGCGGCGGAGAATACGCTATGGCTGCCGCCCGGATTCTATCGGGAGAAGATCACCGGCAAGGACCGCCGCTGGATCGACTCGCGGCTGATGAACCGGATTTCCGTGTGGGTCGACGGCGAGCCGGTTTGGCGCGGCTTCTCGCCGGAGACGCACGTGGCGAAGGAGGCGCTGAAGCCGATCGCCGGGCTGACGCTGTACGTGGGATTGGACTTCGGCCGCTCGCCGGCGGCCGTGCTCGGGCAGCGGGTCGGGACCAGGTGGCAGATCCTCGATGAGATCGTGGCGTTCGATGTGGATTCGTCGGAGTTCGCGCCGATGCTGAAGCGCAAGCTCGCGGAGCCGCGCTACGCCGGGATCACGGACATTCGCATTTACGGCGATCCGAAGGGCACCGACAAGTTCCAGTCGACCGAGCGCACGAGCTACGACATCTTCGAGAGCTTCGGGCTGCACGTGATCGAGTGCCCGTGCAACGACAACGACATCGAGCTGCGCGTGAACGCGGTGGCGGACTTGCTGCGGCGGATGGAGAACGGCGCGCCATGTCTCTTGCTCGATCCGGCGCGGGTGCCGACCCTGAAGACGGCGATGGCCGGCCGCTATCATCGTGAGCGCATCAAGGGTGCGGACGGCGTGGTGAAGGAAATCCCGAAGAAGGACCGCTACTCCAACGTGGCCGACGCGCTGCAATACATGGTGCTGGGCGCCGGCGAGGGCAGGACGCTCTTGGGCAAGTCGGCGCAGACCGCGGCCCGCGTGGTGCGGCTGCCGCCGCGGCGGCAGCGCTTCACCGGCGCGCGAAGGCCGTTCTGATGGGCAAGCCGATCTTCACGCATTTCGCCATCGAGCCTTCTGAGTGGCTGATCCTGTTCCATGAGCGCTCGACGCCGTGGGTCGCGCGGCTCTGCCCTGGCCGCTTCAAGCACGTGTCGGCGCTCGCCTTCGTGCCCGATGCGCAGGCCTGGGTGTTGCTGTCGTGGGAGCTCGCGCGCATGCGCGTCGGGCTGATCGGGGACGACGATTTCGAGCGCTGGTTCGCGGCGGCAAGCGAGGATGCCGCCGTGCTGCGGTTGCCGGCGCCGCCGTTCGATCACGGGCCGTGGTGCCCGCGGCTCGGCATGACCTGCGTGACGATGGTCAAGCACCTTCTGGGCGTGCGTTCCAGTGCGTTGTGGCCGGACGGGCTTTGGCGCGATCTTGTCGCCCATGGAGCCGAGGTGATTTCCCATGGGCAACCTCTTGCGGCCGAAGATCGACATGCCGAAACCGAGCGCCGAGGAGCAGGCGGCTGCCGCCACCGCCGACCGCGAGCGCATTGACGCCATACGCGAGCAGGCGCGCCGCCGCACCGAACAACTGATGCGCCTGTATGGCCGCCCCGGATCGCTCGGCTTCGGCATGGGATTCTGATCGATGCCATCCGCTGTAGTGTTTGCCCCGTCGCAGGCGCGCCAGCAAGAGGATGCGCTGAAGGCGCTGGAGCAGGAAGCGCGCGACCGCCTCGACGATGCCCGCCGCGAAAAGCGGCAGATCGAGAACGATCTCCAGAATGTCTATTTCTACACCGCGCCGCGCCGCGTGCGCCGGCAGGGCTCGCAGGCGGCGAGCGACGCAAACCGTTCCGGCGACGACCGGCAATTGCAGACCTCGTTTCCGCAGGAAGTGGTCGACGATTTCGTGACCATGCTGATCGACACGTTCACCCCGCGCGAAGGGCCGTGGGCGGAGCGCGCGCTGCCGACCGATCCGGACGAGGAAGGGCAGGAAAATCCCGACATCGAGGCAATCAACAAGGCGCTTGCCGCCGACGACGCGAAAATTTTCGACCTGATCCGCGCATCGAACTACTACGCCGAGAAGGCAAAGACGGGCGTGCCCGACGCCGCCATCGGCGTCGTCGCGCTGATGATCGACGATCCCGGCAAGGGCCAGCCGGTGCGCTGTCTCGGCGTGCCGATCCGCGAACTGGAAATCGATTTTGGTCCGGACGGGCGCGTGGATTTCCGCGCGCAGGTGCGGCGCACGAAATACCGGCATCTCCGCGCCCTCCTCGGCAAGGAGATCATGGCGAAGCTGCCGGACGAAATCGCGCGCAAGGTGCGCGACGAGAAAAATCAGGCCTGCGAGGTCGTGTGGGCGTGGTGGCGCAACTGGGAAAACGATGGCGATGTCGAATGGCGCCATGTGGTGCTGGTCGACGGCAAGCTCGTGCATGAGGCGACGCTTCTGGGCGAGGGATCGTGCCCGCTCGTGGTCGGCCGTTTCGGCGCAAGTTGCGATTTCGCCTGGCCGGACGGCCCGGCAATCAAGGCGCTCGCCGATTTCGTGCAGCTCGACGAGACGCGCGGCGCGCTGATCGAGAATCTCGATTTCACGCTGCGCCCGCCGAAAGCCTACGAGGACGACGGCGTGCTGAACATCCCGCCCGACGGCATCCGTCCCGGCGACGCCTTTCCGAAACGCCCGTCGGGCGGCAGGGCGGCGTTCGAGGACATCTACGAACCGCGGCCGCTGGATGCCGCGCTGTTCGATGTGCAGATGCTGCGCGAGTCGATCCGCCGGCTGCACTACGTGGATTTCCCCGAGCAGCGCGGCAAGACGCCGCCGACGGCGACGCAATGGATCGACGAACTGGTGATCCGCCAGCGCCGCATCGGCACGCCCGGCTATGCGTTCTGGCGCGAGGAGCCCTACGATACGTTCCAGCGTTTCCGCTACATCGCCGAGAAACGCGGGCTCATCCGCGACGAGGAAACGCTCCGGCGCGAGCTGCGCATTCCGACCGGGATCAACCTGCAGCCCTACAATCCGGCCGAGCGCGCGCAGGACAGCCAGGAAGTGCAGACGGCGGTGAAGTTTGCCGAACTCGGCCAGGCCATTGCACCGACCATGTGGCAGATCATGGTCGATGAGGAGCGCTCGCTCAACAATCTCAAGAAGAAGCTGCGCGACAAGGTTATTTCATTCGTGCCGGAAGCGAAGATCAAGGAACGCATTGCCACCTTCGCGCAGCTCGGCGCGGAATTTGTCAACCAGCCGCGACCGGCGGCCGAGGAAAAATGAGCGACGAACGCGAGAGCCCGCACGAAGAAGAACGCAAGGCAATGGCGCGCATCGGGCTCGGCAATGACGGCCGTCTGATGCTCCGCAATCTCTACCGCGTGCTCGATTCGGTGACCCCGCCGGGGGCCGAGGTTGGTACGTTGTGGCACGCCGAAGGACGCCGCAATCTCGCCCGTGAATTGATCGAAGCCCTGGAAGGCGAGCATGCCGGTCGTCGAAGCGACGAACAATCTGCCAGACCCGAACTCGGGCGCAAGCCCGAACCCGTCCGCGCAGGCGGATGGCGCGGCGCCCGGCGGCCCGTCCCCGCAGATCGGGACGAAGCCTGACGGGCTGCCCGATGCTTTCTGGGACCCGCAGACGGGCTTCAAGCAGAACGAGTTCATCCAGTCCTATGCCGAGCTTGCCGAGTTCAAGGCCCAGCACGCCAAAACCTTCGAGAATTTCCCCGAGAAGCCCGAGGACGCCGGCAAGTTCTATACGCTGCCGGAGCAGATGCTGCCCGAAGGCGTGACGCTGCCGGAGGGTGTGCAGTTCCAGCCCGACGAGGAACTGCTGGCCGCGGCGCTCCCGGTCGCGCACAAGCACAAGCTCACACCCGAGGCGTTTCACGATCTCGTGCGCGGATACAACGCTTTCGAGCTCGCGCGCTATCAGGCGGCGCAGAAGGATTTTGCCGAGGACGGCAAGAAGCTCGGCGCCCGGGCCGCCGAACGGCGCAAGGCAGTGGCGGACGGCCTGAAAGGCCTCGTCGGCGACAAGGCAGGATTCATCGATACCGGCGCGATCTCCTCGCAGGCTGTCGAGTTTTTCGAGGCCGTGCTCGATCGCGTCACCAGGCAATCGAACGTCGTCCCGCTCAATACGAAGCGGGACAACGAACCACCGCCGGAGAAAGCACCGCTCTTTGACCGGCTCAATCCCAAGTCGAAAGACTTCATCAAGGCAGGTTGACCATGGCTACAATCGGCGGCGACTGGCCCACCCTCCTCGACGTGCAGACCCGGCTCGACCCCACCGGGGCCACCGCGGATATCGTCGAGATGTTGCAGCAGACCAACGAAGTTCTGCTCGATGCCCCCTGGTTCGAGGGCAACCTTCCGACCGGGCACCAGGTCACGCAGCGCACCGGCCTGCCGGCGGTCTATTACCGCCGCATCAACCAGGGCGTGCCGCATTCCAAATCGACCACGGCGCCGATCGTCGTGACGGCCTCGATGCTCGAAGCCATGTCGAAGATCGACGAGCGCCTCGTCGAGCTGAACGGCAAGGGCTGGATGCTGTCGGAGCAGGCGGCGTTCGCCGAGGCGATGAACCAGCAGGTCGCCGAGACGATGTTCTACGGCTCGACCAGCACGACGCCGGACGAATTCACCGGGCTCGCCGTGCAATATTCCGATCTCACGAACGCGGCCTCGAAGGCGAACATCATCGATGCCGGCGGCGCCGGCTCCGACAACACGTCGCTCTGGCTCGTCACCTGGGGCCAGCAGGGCTCCTACATGATCTACCCGAAGGGGGCGCAGGGCGCGCTGCAATACGAGGATCTCGGCCGCCACATCGCCACCGATGATGACGGCAACGAGTTCATGGCGTTCCGCGGCCACTGGAAGATGCGGCCCGGTTTCTGCGTCGCCAACTGGATGGCGAACGTCCGCATCGCCAACATCGACGTGTCGAATCTCGTCAATGAGTCGAGCGCCGCCGACCTGCTCAAGCTGATGACCAAGGCCGTGCACAAGGTGCCGAAGAACATTGCGGGCAAGAAGGCGTTCTATTGCAATCGCACGGTGTTCACGATGCTGGACATCCAGGCGCAGAACAAGGCGAACGTCTATCTCACTGTCGGAGAGGAGGAGGGCCGGCCGAAGGTTTCCTTCCGCGGCATTCCGATCCGAACCGTCGATCAGATCACCGATGCCGAGAGCCGGGTCACCTGACCGGGGCAGGATGAAGGGAACACGACCATGATCCGCGACCAGGAAAACATCTTCGAGGACGGTGCCGCCCTCACCGCGACCCGCATCTCGACCAACGTGATCGACCTCGGCCCGCTCACGAGCGACGATGCCACCAACACCTTCCGCGGCATCGGCGACGGCAAGGAGCCGGTGTGGCTCTATTTCCGCGTCCACACGACGCTCGCCTCCGCCGGCACATCGGCCACATTGACGATCACACTGGAAAGCGACGACGTTGCCGGGCTCAGCACCTCTCCGACCGTCCATTGGTCGTCGGGCTCGATCGCCGAGGCCACGCTCGTCGCCGGCTACGAGATCAAGGTCCGCATCCCGCCCGGCGAGTATCAGCGCTATCTCGGTCTGCGCTTCACCGTCGGCAACGAGAACTTCACCTCGGGCAAGATCGACGCCTCGCTCGCGCGCGATGTCGAAATCCGCCGCGCCTACGCGCGCGGCTTCAACGAATCGGTGGCATGATGGCGAAGTACCGCGTCATTCCGGAAGGCAAGGTATGGCTGCACTTTCCGTCGAAGGACGGGCCGGCGCCGCGCATGTTCAAGGCCGAGCACGGCGTATTCGAATATGCCGGCTGGCCGAACGCCTTCATGGAGCCGGTCGATGCCGAGGCAAAGGAGACCGTGAAGCTGCTCGAGGAGTTGCGGGCGCAAGGCGGCAAGCTGCCTGACACACCGGCCGAGGCGCGGGCCAAGGCGGCGCCTGCGGCGGAATCCAAGGATGACGGCACCGGCGAAACGGCGCATTCCCGCGGCCGCTCGCGCAGGGCAGACGCAAAAGCCGCATAACGGAGAATCGTCATGTCGACGCCCGCTTTCAATACGCTGCCGGAAATCTACAAGCGCGAATTTCTTTCGCTCAAGGTGCTTTCCGGCACGACCGACATCGACGACTCGGTACAGACCGAGACGACGCCATGGACGATCCTGACGATTGCCGCCGCCGCCGGCGTTGCGGGCGATCTGCACGACGTCGAGGTCTGGATCGATCTCGCCAAGGCGACCACCGGCTACGCCGCCGTGGAGACCTCGGCCACCATCCAGTTCGGCGTGGCGCGGCAGGTGGACGGCACCAACTGGCGGCGCGAAGCGTATGTCGAGGCCGCGCTGTCCGGCACCAATGCGGCGGGCCGCATGCAGAAGATCCCGGTCGGGCGCATTCCGGCCGGGCAGAGCGTGCGCATCATGGCGGTGATGTCGGCCGACGCGACCTCCGACATGGAGCTGCCGTATCAGGTCATCTATCGCGGGCTGGCCGCGCCGACGGTGACGCCGATCGTGGCCGGCTGATCCTGACAGGAGCCGCCGATAATGGCGCAGCAGGCCAACGCGCTGAATGAAAACACGTACTTCGAGAATATCTCGGCGACGACGGCTGCGTTTACGCTGAAGGGCGGCTCGTACGGCATCACCGCAAAGGCCACCTGGGGCGGCGGGTCTGTGACGCTGCAAAAACTGTCGCGCGACGGCACCAACTATGTGACGGCATTGACCGCCTTCACTGCGGACGGCTATCAAACGGTTACACTGCCGCCCGGCACCTATCGCTTTCTCGTCGCCACCGCGAGCGCGATCTATCTGGAGATGACAGCGATCACAAGCGAGGCGTGAATGCGCCCCACCACGCGGCCCGGCAGCATGAACTGGGTCGAGATCGGCGGCATGATCGTTGTCCCGCAGTACGGCTGGGTTTCGCCGGCCGCTTGCGCGACCGCCCCCACGACCAGCATCAACCATCAACATCGGCATCGTGTGGGAAGAAATCCCGGTCTGATCCCGACGCCTGACGGGTGCGTTGCCGCGCGCTGAGGCGCGGCTAGCTTCGCGCGCATGGCACTGGAACCGCTCGATTGCGGTCACGCCGACGGCGG